ATAAAACAACTGAGGTAATATTAACTAGAATATATGCTATCTATTCAATCAATGTTTCCTTAATGAAACAATTACAAATTAGATTTGACGAAATAGAATTAATGGAAGATTTCAATGTTCAAATAAGATTAATTAGAAATGGAGTATTAACAATATTAAATTCATCTTTTGCTCATGCTCAAAAAAACGCTAATGCTAAGGGAGGTTGTTCAGAATTTAGAAATATAGAAAATCAATCTAAATCAGCAAGATTATTAGCAAAATTACATTATCCTTTTGTAAAGGTTGTAAAGAAAAAAACAAAATCATGGGAAGGTATGCAAGAAAGAGAAGATGTAATGATTTATTGGAAAAAAGCATACAAACAAAACATTTGAAGTGATAAAAATTATAATATAAACAAAAAACAACCCACACTCTGGGTATAAGAGGTAAAACATGGAAGAAAAGAAAAAAGTCGGAAGACCAAAGATAGAAATAAATGAAGATCAATTGGAAAAATTAGCATCAATCTTATGTACTATGGAAGAAATGGCATCATTCTTCGGTTGCTCAGTAGATACCCTAGAGCGTAATTTTGCGGATACTATAAAAAAGGGAAAAGACAAGGGCAGAATGTCATTAAGAAGATTACAGTTTGAAAAAGCACAAACAGGCAATACCACGATGTTAATTTGGTTAGGTAAACAAATGCTAGGACAAAAAGATAAGATTGAAACTAGCGAAAACAATGACCCGCTCCCATGGTCTTATGATTAATGGGATTAACCCAACCTCAAAAAACAGTCATTGACAGTAAAGCAAGGTTTCGGGTTTTAATTTCTGGCCGTAGATTTGGCAAAACATTCCTAGCCATTAATGAACTAGCAAGATTTGCTAGATACCCTAAAAAGAAAGTTTGGTATGTCGCACCTTCTTATCGTATGGCAAAGAATATCGTTTGGAGTGATTTGATAGATAGGTTATACAAACACAAATGGGTAGATAAGGTCAATCATGCTGATTTGACAGTTCATTTAAAGAACAGTTCCACTATTAGTTTACGAGGTGCTGATAATGAACAATCCCTTAGAGGAGTAGGTTTAGATTTCTTAGTATTAGATGAGTTCGCCGACATTAGAGATACAGCTTGGACGGAAGTTCTTAGACCAACTCTTTCAGATAGAGGTGGGCATTGTTTATTTACAGGAACACCTAGAGGTTATGGCAATTGGTCTTACAATCTTTTTTTAAAAGCAGAAACAGATCAAGAATGGGCAAGTTTTAAATATACTACCTTAGAAGGTGGGCAAGTATCAGCAAATGAAATAGAACAAGCTAGATATGATTTAGATGAAAGAACATTTCAGCAAGAATATGAAGCATCATTTGTAAACTATGCCGGTGCTATCTATTATAACTTTGATAGAACTAAAAATATTATTGATGAATACCAACCACAAACAAGGATTATCCATATTGGCATGGACTTCAATATAGACCCTATGGTTTGCGTTGTGTCAGAAATCATTAACGATGTAGTGTTTATTTATGATGAAATACAAATTTATTCTAGTAATACGCAAGAAATGACAGAAGAAATTCTAAATAGATATCATGGTCATCAGATAACAGTTTATCCCGACCCGGCATCAAAACAACGTAAGACATCTGCGGGCGGATTAACTGATTTAGCCATATTAAAGAATGCAGGTTTTAATCTTAAGGTAAGAAATAACCACCCATTGATTAGAGATAGAATTAATTCCGTAAACGCTAAATTGAAAAACGCCAAGGGCAAAAATAGTTTATATATTGCTTCAAAGTGTAAAAATGTTATAAAAAGTTTGGAAAGGCAAATTTACAAAGATGGCACAACAATCCCAGACAAAGATAGTGGATATGATCATTTTAACGATGCCTTAGGATACATGATAGAATATTTATACCCATTACGCAGAGAATTTAAACCAAACAAGCCTATGAGGTGGTCATAATGGCAAATTATACAAGAGAATTTTTAACATCTAAACATAAACATTACCAAGAAAAGATTAATGATTGGGCTTTTCATTATCGCTCTTATACAGGTGGTCAAGATTATCAGAATGGTTTTTTATTAAATAGATATGTTTTAGAAACTGACGAAGAATATTTAAAACGAGCAGAGAACACCCCTATTGACAATCATTGTAAAAATGTAGTTCAAATTTATTCATCTTTCCTATTCCGTGTACCGCCTACTAGAGATTATGGTACGCTTGATGGTGACCCTGCTATTGAATCTTTTACGAAAGACGCTGATCTTGACGGAAGGTCGTTTAACAATGTTATTAAAGAAATGCAAATTAACTCATCTATCTATGGTACTTGTTGGGCGATCATAGACAAGCCAAGAGTTATCACAAAAACCAGAGCAGAAGAATTACAACAAGATATTCGACCATATATCAGCTTATACACTCCAGAGAATGTTTTAAATTGGAATTATGAAAGATTAGCTAACGGAAGATTTTATTTAACATCATTAAGCCTAGTAGAAGAAGCAACAGAAGATTATGCGATTATTAAGGTTTGGTCTTTAGAAGATATATCAACATTTGTCGTTGAAGATTTCAATAAACCTTATGCAGAAGGTAAAGTTAAAATGATTGATGAAATCCCTAATGTATTAGGTGAGATTCCTGCAGTAGTTTTATATAATCAAAAATCTCAACGCAGAGCTATTGGTATATCTGATTTGAATGATGTCGCAGAATTACAAAAATCTATTTATAATGATTATTCAGAAATTGAACAATTAATTAGATTATCAAACCACCCTAGTTTAGTAAAGACACCAAATGTAGAAGCTAGTGCCGGTGCAGGTTCTATTATTGAAATGCCAGAAGATTTAGCACCAGAATTAAAACCCTATATCATTCAACCTAGTTCTCAATCCTTAGAAGGAATTATGAAAGTAATTAGCATGAAGGTAGAAGCGATTAATAGAATTACACACATGGGAGCAGTAAGAAATACTAAATCTCAAATATCAAGTGGCGTAGCATTAAGAACTGAATTTGAATTATTAAATGCAAGACTTGCTGAGAAGGCAGATTACTTACAAAATACAGAAGAGCAGATTTGGTCATTATTTGCTAAATGGCAAAATAAAGTTTTTGACGGTGATATAATTTACCCCGAAACATTTGATTTGCGCGACTATGCGAGTGATCTTGAATATTTGCAAAGAGCAAAAGCTAGTGGTGTTAAATCAAATACTTTCATTAAAGAAATTGATAAACAAATTGCTAGAGCGGTTATTGATGATGATGAACAAATTAAAACTATTGACAATGAGATTAGCAGTAGCTCTGTTGTGATTGGTCAGTTTGATACTCCAGAAATAGAAGGTGAAGAAGTTGCCCAAGTTTGATGACCAGAATATAGATTTACCTTTTGGCGTACCTGTTCAAATGGGTTTAGTAGATAATTTTAGTGGTATTCAAAAATTTGGATATAATTCTTCAGTAGGCTCGTCATTTGAAACTATTTGGACTAATGGAACAGATTTATATGTTTATCCTACAACTGCTACAACCGCAGTAGCAACATCATCAAGCACTGATGACAATGGAAGTACAGTTCATGTATTTGGATTAGATGAGAATTTTGATTTAGCTGATGAAGTTATTACAGTTGGGGGTAGTGCCTCAACAACAACATTTATCAGAATGCATAGAGCATTTGTAGCATCAGCAAATACAGGAGTTGTGAATGTGGGTAATATTACAGTCACAGTAGATAGTAAAACAGGTGCTTATATATCCGCAGGTTATGGGCAAACCCTTCAATCAATTTATACAATCCCTAGAAATTATAGAGGTTATTTGATGTCATTTGATATTGGAAATTCTAAAGACTTAGAGTTAGAAGCAAAGATTATGGCAAGACCAATCAATGGTAATACTTTTCAAACAAAAGCATTCCAAACAATAAGAGGCGGTGCTTTTAGAAAAGAATATTTAATACCCGAAGTCTTTACTGAAAAAACAGATATTGAGATGAGAGCGAAAGCAAGTGCTACATCTTCTGTTTCAGGTGGATTTGAAATACTATTAGAGGATGTCACTTATTCCGCCTAAAGGCAAAACAGTATCTACTACTGAGTTCTACAACTGGTCACATCAACAGCATAATTTAAAAAGATGTTTTTGCGGTGAATTTGCAAGTATCGGTTTTAATTACAAATTTGGTATGTTAGAACTATTATGCTTTAAACATTATGAGGAAAGGAAGAAACAATGCCATACGGAAAAGGAACATACGGAAGTAAAGTCGGAAGACCAAAAAAATCAGCTAAATCTTCTATGAAGATGAAGAAAAAAAAAAAGAAGTAATGCCTAAAAAAAAGTCAATATGGGAAAAAACAAGACCTAAATCATTAGGTAAACCCAAACCCTTTAATAAAAAAACTAAGAAATATAAATCAGCTAAGAGAAAAGCGGATAAGATGTTTGGCAAGGCGGTTAGCTTTGTTAAAAATCTATATATTTCAAAGATGGTAAAATAATGGCTAAATACCAAGGCAGAACAGTTAAACTAAATAAACCATTTCGTACTCCGGGCGAACGTAAAAAGTTCGCCGTGTACGTTAAAAATAGATCGACCGGCAATATTAAAAAAATTAGATTTGGTGACCCAAATATGAAAATTAAAAAATCTATACCGGCTAGACAAAGATCATTTATGGCTAGACATGGTGCGATCTTAGATAAAGTACGAGGACAAAAGTCATTAGCACCTGTTTATTGGGCAATTAAATCTTGGCGCAAAGGATTTAAGGTTTAATGAATGTCAAAGATAAACACCCTTAATAGATTAATAGATACTCACGAAGAACGTATTATCGGTGTTTTAAAAACACTAGAAGATAGAATAAGGTCAGATTTGACCTCTAAGACTAAAGGCGGAAGCACATTCAACACACAGTTTGC